ATTTAATCCTAACGCATATGTCAATGCAATAGGATCACAACTTAATCTTACTATTGGTAATTCTACAATATCTGGAGACGCTCGTTTTTCAGTAACAGGTAATAGAGTAAACATAGGTACAAGCGATGTAATTATTGTTGCTAAAGCCAGACAAGCTCTTACAGGTCAAAGATTAAATCTTGCTATAGGTAATGCTGAAGCTTCTATTGGTAAAGATGTTCCGGTAACAGGGAACAGGTTCAATATAGCAAAAGGCAGTGTAACTGTAACAGCAGGATCTAAACCACCTATCGTTGGTAACAGATTTAATATTGGTACAAGTGATGTAACAATTATAGGTAAATGTAATCTATCTGTAACCGGTAATAGAGTTAACTTGACTATCGGTAATGCAGTTGCTAAAGCAAATGCTACAGCTATCGTTAGTGGTAACAGAGTCAATATATCAACTAGTGATGTAACCGTTGTAGCTAAGGCTAAAGCTTTACCTTCTGGTAATAGACTAAATATAGCTACTTCTGACGTAACACTTAGAATGTGGGAAGCAGTTCCTACTAACGCAACTCAAACTTGGCAACAGACAGGACCGTAATATGTTTTTTGGAGCAACTTCATTTTCAGCAACAACTTTTGCAGGGGTCGGAATACAGAATGTAGTGGTCCTACCAAATGGTAATAGGCTCAATATTACTATAGGTAATACGACTGTAGGGTTTGGAACAACTGTTACAGGTAATAGATTTAACCTTGCAAGTGGTGGTGTTTCTGTGATATCATGGAACCCGATAGATCCAAATGCAACAGGGGTGTGGGTCCCTATAGATCCATTGAACCCATAGGAGAAATATGGCATCAAGTTATTCGACGAATTTAAAACTAGAATTAATAACAACCGGAGAAAAGTCCGGAACCTGGGGTACAATAACCAACACTAATTTACAACAATTAGAACAAGCAGCATCAGGATATATATCTGTAGATGTTGCAGCAAGTGATGTAGCATTAGCTATTAGTAATGGTGCTATATCAAATGGTAAAAATTTATACTACAAACTTACAGGTACACTAGCAGCTAACAGAACTGTAACATTACCAGACTCCACAGAAAGAGTTGTAATTATAGAAGATGCAACTACTAGAGGATCTAATAATCGTACATTGACATTTAAAACGGCATCAGGGAACGGGATAACTATACCGGTCGGTTCAAAATCTTTATTATACTCTGATGGTACAAACGTTAACAAAGGTTTAATAAACAAAGGATACTACACAGTACCTGGAGCTTATACAGCTGTTGATGGTGATCAATTATTAGTTAACACATCTTCTGGCGGTATTAATAGTTCAGTTACTATAACACTACCAGCATCACCGGCTATTGGAAACGAAGTACATTTTATTGATAGCGGAAACTTTCTTGCATCAAACAATCTTACAATTTCAAGAAATGGTTCAAACATCTTAGGGTCAGCTTCTAATCTAACAGTCAACGTAAATGGTGCAGCCTTTACATTAGTTTATGTAAATGCAGCAAGAGGCTGGGCTTACAAAGATAAAATATAGGGGCGTATAGATGGCTCTAGTAGAGTATAGATTTCTTCCCGGAATAGATAAACAATCGTCAGATTCAGGTGCAGAAAACAGATGGATAGATTCTGACAACGTAAGATTTAGATACGGTCAACCAGAAAAAGTTGGTGGCTGGTCTTCTTTAATTACAGATACAATGGTGGGTGTAGCAAGAGCTATGCACGCATTTACTGATTTGTCTGGTAATAGATATGTTGCAATAGGAACTGATAAATTTTTACTTATATATTTTGAAGGACAACTTTATGATGTTACACCACTTAAAACTACTTTAACATCTGCAACGATTGCAACAACAAATGGTTCACCTACTTGTACAATTACAAAAGCTGCACATGGTTTATCTGTTGGTGACATTGTACAATTAGATAGTGTTACATTACCAGGTGCTACAGGTTATCAAAATTCTGATTTCGAAGATAAAAATTTTCAAGTAATAACTGTTCCAACAACAGGCACATTTACAATTACACAATCTAGTAATGCAACAGGAACTGTGTCAACTGGTGGTAGTTTAAGTATAAAACCTTTTGAACCAGTTGGACCAAGAGCACAAACATATGGTTATGGTTGGGGTGTTGCTAGTTGGGGTAATGGTAACTGGGGAGAAGCAGCGGCAGCATCTGATGTATCTCTTGAACCAGGTTTATGGTCTTTAGATAATTTTGGTGAAGTATTAATTGCAACAGTTGCAAACGGAAAAACTTTTACATGGAATGGTGGAGCAGCAAGTCCACTTAACAATAGAGCATCTACAGCTACAACAAATTTTCAAACTACAAACAACCCAACAGCAAGTAGAATTACACTTGTGTCACCAACAACAAGACACTTAATACATCTTGCAACAGAAACAACTATTGGAACTACAACATCACAAGATGATATGTTTATAAGATTCTCTGATCAAGAAGCAATCAACACTTACGCACCAAGTGCAATTAACACTGCAGGTACACAAAGACTACAAGATGGTACTAAAATTGTTGGTGCATTAAAGGCCAAAGAAACAATTCTTATTTGGACAGACAATGCATTATACACAATGAAATTTATTGGTTCTCCATTTACATTTGGCTTTGAACAAGTTGGTACTAACTGTGGATTGATAGGTAAGAATGCAGCTGTTGAAATAGATGGTATTGCATTTTGGATGTCACCTAAAGGATTCTTTGCATTTGATGGTACAGTTAGATCTTTACCATGCACTGTTGAAGATCATGTGTTTGAAAATATTGATACTACAAAAGGTCAACAAGTAACAGCAGGATTAAATAATTTATTTACAGAAGTTACTTGGTACTATCCGGGAGCAACATCTGAATACAATGATAAGTATGTTGTATATAATTATGGTGAATCATCACTAACAAAAGTTCCTGGTGGTGTTTGGTATACTGGAACTGAATCTAGAACATCATGGGTTGATGCAACTATCTACCCAAAACCTTTTGCAACTAAATATAACTCTACTACTTCCGGTACTTTTCCTGTTGTTGTAGGCCAAAGTGGTTTAGGACAAACAACTTTATTTGAACATGAGATAGGAACTGATCAAGTTAATCCAAATGGTACAACTACAACTGTTACATCTTTTATTCAATCATACGACATAGATATGGAATCAAGGATGAGAAGAACACAAATGGGGGTGTCTGCTGGTGGTGCCGTAGCAGGTGAGTTCTTTTTAGCTTTACGAAGATTTGTACCAGACTTTAAAACATTAGCAGGTAATTGTAAGGTTAGCTTAGGTGTAAAAAGATACCCACAAGATAGTCAAACAACAACTGCGTTAAGTCCTTTTACAATTACATCTTCTACTCTTAAAAAAGATACTAGAGCTAGAGGTAGATTTTTAAATGTAAAAATAGAAAACGATGCAGCTAGTGAGTCATGGAGATTTGGCACATTAAAACTAGATCTACAACCGGACGGTAGAAGATAATGACTAAGATAGTAGTAAGAATACCTGAACCAAAAGAAGAGTATGATGTTTCAACACAAAAACAAATTAACAGATCTTTAGCAGGTGTGATAGAACAATTAAACTCTACATACTTAAATGAAGTAAAACAGGAGCAAGAAAGATTTTCTTGGTTTATAAGTGGCTAATATATATACAAACATAAAAACAGATCTAACAACTAATAACAATACTAGTATCTTTACGGTACCAGCAGCTACAACTGCTATTGTTAAATCTTTTATTGTATCAAATGATTCTTCCTCTAATGATTCTATTGAAATACAGATAGTAAGCACGTCTGATGCAATATTTAATCTGTTTAAAAGTCAAGCAATTAACGCTAATTCTAGTGTTGACTTACTTACAAATCCGTTAATATTAACAGAGAACGAGCAAATAAAAGTACAAGCAACCACAGCAGATAGATTGCATGTTATTCTATCTATGTTACAAATGAATAGAGATTAATTATGGCATTTAAAGAAGAAGGATCAATAGAATATATAACGGTAGATGGTAAAAAAGTACCAGTTGTTAAATGTGAAGCTGAGATAGTATTAAGAAATACTGTAACCAACACAGAATATAATTCAGATCAAGAAGCAGAAGATGATATTAATGATGTCAACACTGCTACAAAAAGAGAAGACGTAACTAGATCTGTAAAAATTAAAGTAGCAAAGATGCCGTCACTTGGTGCAGCATCTGATAAGGACGAATAATGGTAGCACCTAATTTTTATAATACAGTAGATCAAGGTATCTATAATCAAGGTTATAGTTTTATACCTCAAGAAAGATTTAGAGGTGCTTTTAATCCTAACACTAATATTGGATTTGGTTCTGGTATAACAAACACTGCTGCTGCAGCACCTTTTATATTACCAATAAATCAAGGCGGTGGTGGTGGCGGAGATGGTCCAGGTGGAGGATTTGATACTGATACAGACGATCAAAGTACAACTGCAGATGATTTTGGTTTTGGTTTAGAAGGCAATGATCCTTCAATGAATATGACCGAGGAAGAAAAAGAAGCTATTGATGCTTACAATAACCCTGCTACTACAAAAGGTATGTTAGGTACAGTTGCCGGTACTATGTTTGGATTTATGAATCCTATAACCGCAATGTTTAATTTAAATTATCAAAGAAATAAACAAAAAGAAGCAGCTATGGAAAAAGCAAGAGAAGCTGCTACAGCTGCAAGAGCAGCAGAAAACAAAGCTGCAGGTAGAGGTGGTTATCAATCGGATTTTGCTCAGGATAGTGGTTTTATGGATGGACCTGCAGGAGCTGGTACAGGAATGGGAGCAGCAGATAAAGGTGGATCTGATTCTATGGGTTCATTTGCTTATGGTGGTAGAGTACCTTACATGATGGGAGGACTAGCAAACCTAGTCGATATATATGATTGATTATAATAACAAAACATTATACAAAGAGAATTTAGGCTAAATTATGACAATATCTAGATCATTAATGGAAAGACAATTACGAGCCGGTGGTGGAATTATGACACTAGAAGAACCTAGACAAGGTTATTTTCTAGGTAAGATTGTAAAGAAAGCTAAACGTGCTATTAAAAAAGTAGTTAAATCACCAATAGGTAAAATGGCTTTACTAGGTGGAGGAGCTTATTTAGCTGGTGGATTTATGCCTGGTGGAGGTGGAATCACTGGTGGCTTAGCAAATTTTAGAAATTTTGGTGGTGGTGTTAAAGGTTTGTTTGATAAAGGTAATTTATTGTCAGGATTAGTTAGAGATAAAGACGGTAATTTTAGTTTAGGTAGAGCTGCACTTTCAGGTTTAGGTGCTACGGCTTTAGCTGCACCATTCTTAATGGGTAGTGATGAAGAGGTAGAAGAAGAAATTCCATTTACGCAAACACCGGACAGTATTGCAAGTATAGTTAACATGGCTAGAAACCAAGATCCAAGTTTAAGATTTTTACCTAAACCAAAATTTGTAGATAATTTTTACGCTGCTGATGGCGGTAGAGTTCCTATGCAGGACGGAGGAATCATGGACCTAGGAGGTCTAGAAAAAGATTATAGAGAAGGTGGTTTTGTACCACTAGGAGAAGAAGAGAGAGCAGATGATGTACCTGCAAGACTATCTAAAAACGAATTTGTATTTACAGCAGATGCTGTAAGAGCTGCAGGCGGAGGCGATATAGATAAAGGCGCTGAAGTTATGCAGAACATGATGGACAATTTAGAAGCAGGTGGTATGATATCCGAAGAGTCTCAGGGTATGAATCCTGCACAAGAGATGTTTGATCAATCACAAATGTTGGAGAATAGAATAGCATAATGGCATTACCAGATTATTTACAAGACACATCCAAAGATTTTGCTAAACAGTTAACGGCAGCAACATCAGTACCTATTAATACAAGTACCTTTACCGGCAGACAATTTGTTGCTGGTGAAGATCCAATGCAGACACAAGCTGTTAACTTAGCTACATCTGGTATTGGTTCATATCAACCATTCTTAACAGCAGCACAAGGTGCAATAGGACAACAAACAGCGTCAGCTGGTCCACAAGCATTTCAACAATTTATGTCTCCGTATCAACAACAGGTTATTGATACAACAATGTCTGACTTTGATAGACAAGCAGCTATGGGTAGACAAGGGATCAGGGACCAGGCAGCAGTTTCAGGAGCTTTTGGTGGTGGTAGAGAAGGTGTACAAATGGCAGAATATGGTGCAGGCTCAGATAGAAACAGAGCATCATTACTTGCACAATTACAACAACAAGGATTTACACAAGCTAATACTTTAGCACAACAGAATTTTCAAAACCAAGGTAACTTAGCATCACAACAAATGGGTTTATCTAATTTTGGTAAAGGATCTATGGGTCAGGACATTGCTGCATTAGGTAATCTTGGGGCATTTAGAAAAGGTCTAACACAATAACAATTAA